GATTCATTCCAAATAGCAACTACTAAGACATTAGCACTTGCTGGTACTGCTGTTACATTTGTTGGTGTTGGTACAGGAAATGCACATGAATTCCATATGGCTCTTGCTAATACAAAAGCAGTCATTACTATTGATAATTTAATACAATCTCCATTAGCATATAATCCAATTGCATTCAGTCTCCAAAATAATACTGAAAATATTGATGGTGCTGGTACATTAGGTATAGGTACTACTGCAACAACTTTCTCAGTTAGTGGTATCTCATCTCTTGGCCCTGATGATATTGTAAGGGTTGATGATGAGTTTATGAAGATTGTTAATCTTGGAATAGGTACTGATACAGATGGCCCTATTGTTGGAGTTGGAACAACATCTCTTCTTCAAGTTGAAAGATCATTTGTTGGTTCAACACCTGCTGCTCATGCAAATAATGCAACTGTTCAACTTTATAGAGGTTCATATAATATTGTTGGTAAAGAAATACACTTTACTGAGTCACCTAAAGGAAACCCTCAGGTAGAGAAAAATGCAAATAATTTAGATTTCCCAACATCATCATTTACTGGACGTGCATTCTTAAGGAATGATTATAGTACTAACCAAATATATGATGATATAACTGATCAATTTACTGGACTCGATACTCAATTTACATTAAAAGTTGGTGGTGCAAATACCGTTGGTTTAGGAAGTACTGGTGGTAGTGGATTATTGACTATTAGTAATATTTTCCAAAAACCATCTGCTGCAAATAATCCAGATAATAATTTTGAAATTTCAGAAGATACTTCTGCTGGAATTAGTAGTATTGTATTCACAGGTATAACATCTGCTACAGGAGATGTCTTTATTGATCCTCAAGATATAAATCAAAACCAACTACCACGAGGTGGTATGTTAGTTTCTCTTGGTTCTACACCAGGACTAGGATATGCTGTTCCAGTACCAGCAAAAGCATATGTTGAAACTGATGCTGCAGGTAGTATTACTAGTATTGTTGGATTCCCAACTGTTGCATCAGTTAAAAATCCAATAGCAGCTGCAGATTATGATAATGTTACTGGTGAATTAGAGATTACTACAACTTATCCTACTTACTTTGAATCTGGTGTTATCAGACAGGTTAAATTGGTTGGTTTAGGATTTACTTGTGCTGATGATTATGATGTTACTGATGCAACTTATGATGCAGGTAATGGTAATTTAACATTAATCATTGGTGCTAATGCTTTAGGAGTTGGACAGAGTGTTGGTATTGCAACTGATTCATTAACATTCACATGTTCACAAGATAACTATTCTTCTTACCATTCATATCCTCGTCATGGTACAGATCCTATTGCAGGAATAGCTACACCTATTATTGAAAGAACTACTCAGTCAATAACCATTAATGTTGGTGTTGGTACAGATTCTCTACACAGATTTGTAGGTGTAGGAACTGGTGCAGTATTAGTTAGAAGTGGATTCTCTGGTATAACAACTTCAACTTATCCTAAGTATCCTGTAGGATTAACAAGTTACAGTGAAGACTATACAATTTTCAATGTTGATGAAAGAGATTATACTCATCAATTTGTAGGTACTGCAACTAGTGCTCTTTATTCAGGTGGTGATTATAAGCATGAATTTGTTTCTGCTGCTACTAATGCAATAAATGGTAGTTTGACTCCAGATGATGCTGATTATGATGCTAATACTGGTCAGTTAGTTCTTAATTTCCCTAGTAATCATGGTATTTCTCCTGGTGGAAGTGTAACTATTGCTAATGCTTCATTAACCTTTAAATGTTCTAGAGATAATTTCCAAACAGAACACAAATATCCTAGACCAAGTGATCCTGCATTCGGACAAACATTAACTGCAACAGTACCTTCTGCATGGTCAATTTATGTTAATGTAGGTACTTCTCCTGCCCGTGAGAGGGACGTAACTGACGCAACGTATATTCCAAGCACTGGACAGGTAGAATTGACTGTAGGGTCAGGCCATGGGTATGAGGCTGCAACTCCATTAACAGCAACTAATGCAGTTTATACACAATCAACTGGAAGACTAGTAATCACAAGTAATGGTCATGGTCTTGTTACTGGAATGAGAGTACAAATAAAAGATCATTCTCTAACATATACTTGCACAAAAGATGGTAATGCTACAGAACATTCATATCCTAGACCAAATGATCCTGCTCATCATAAGTGGTTAGCAGTTCATGCTTATACTGTAAACACATTTACTGTATATGTTGGTGCTGCAGCTGCTGAAGATCAATATGCACATACATTTGTATCTGCAGCATCTGATGGTATCTTGAAGATGATGGGTGAGACTGTTGGACTTAAGACAGAATCATTAGACTGGAGATGTTCTCAAGATAACTATGCAACGGTTCATCCTTATCCACGTCTTGGAGATCCTGCAGGAGATGGATCAGTTATTGGTGTAACATCAGTAACTACAAGTACAATTACATTAGATGTTGGTAAATTACCAAGATATAGATTTACTACTAATGTTGGTGTTAACTCTATACCTCACCGTTATCTTGGTAGAGGTTATGCACTACCATGGTATGGTGATGCAACATATGGTTCTGCCTATGCTGGTAACATTTCTATAGGAATTACTGATACACCTTATGAGCATAAGTTTGTAAGTGCTGCAAGTAGTGCTATAGAAATTGGTGGTGATTATGCACATTCATTTGTTTCTGGTTCTAGTGATCTTGCAAATGCAATATTCAGTGGTGGTGATTATAAACATACCTTTGTTAGAGGTGCTACTGATTCTATTACTAAGGTTACTGGTGGTGGTAAATTAACACCTATCGGAGCAGCATATACAGGATCTACTGGTGTATTACAAATGACCTTTGCATCTGCTCATGGAATTACTGGTGGTCAGCAAATATCATTTGATAATGGTGCATTAACCTTTACTTGTGATAGAGATAATAATAATACAGAACATGCATATCCTCGTGCATCAGATCCTATTGCTGGAGTTAATACTGCGGTTACTGTTCCTACTGCAACTACAGTTGAATTAAACGTAGGTTCATCACCTAATGTAACTACTACTATTGCTAGTCCATATGCAGAGTATAGTCCTCAAACAGGTATCGTTACATTCTTTGTATCATCTCATAATTTCAATGCACCAACTACTCACACAATTGCTGATGCTGGATACAATCCT